AAGTCTACACCTTATCTACATCTGTTCAAACAAAAACAATGGAGAAAATCACGACCCAAACTAAAGATGGTCAATGGTTGAATACGAATATCGATGTGAAATATCGTGTCAATAAGGAAAAAGCCATGACGGTATTCTCTAACTACACTACCTTGAAAACAGTAAATGACAGTGTAGTATCTCCAGCAGTTCAACGTGCTATAGAATCGGTAACAGGTAATTACGATATCTATGATGTACTGGGCGACAAGCGTACAGAAGTCTATGAGGCGATTGATAAGGCTCTCAAAGAAAAATTTGAGTCTTACGATTTGGAGTTTGTATCCTTTACCATCACGGACCAAGATGCAGGCGATGAGATTGAAGCAGCGATCAAAAATGAATCAGTCAAACAAAAGGAAATCGATACAGCTAAACAGGAACAGGAAAAAGCTAAGGTTGAAGCCGATACCAAGAAAGTTCAAGCTCAAGCAGAAGCAGACGCAGGTATCATCAAAGCAGAAGGTGAAGCCAAGGCTAACAAAGCTAAGTCAGACTCAATCACAGATAATCTTATCCGGATGAAAGAAGCAGAAGCCAGAGAGAAGCATGGCTGGGTCACTGTTAACGGTGCAGGTAGTGTGATCACGAATAAAGAATAAAATAAAAAAGCCAAGGCACTCTCTGCCTCAGCTATAATCTCAATAATATTATTATATCACAAAGGAGATAGAGAGTGAACAAGGCTAAAGAGCTATTGAAAGAATTACAAGACCTTGACATGGACATCCAAAGCCGTATAGATGAAATCAATGAGCTTGAGGCAGGTTTGCTCTCAAGTCCCAAGTGGTCCGAGGTCAAAGTCCAAGGTGGTCAAACTAGAAAAGTTGATGACGTCTATACTCAGCTTGTCGTGATGAAAGAGGCTATAGAGCAGGATACTAAAGAGGTTATTAACAGAAAACTTGAACTTGGTAGAATGATCAATAAGTTAACAAATCCGAAGTATCGGACAATTTTGAGAATGACTTACATTACTAAGATGTATGTTGATGATATTTGTGACAAAATGGAAATCAGCAGAACAACTTTCTACACCTGGCGGAATATGGCTATCTCTGAACTGAATGAGGTTTTGGAGAGAATTGAACTAAATTGAACTTTACAAAACCGTACAGGAAAAAATGATACTTGTTAGCACAGTTTTGTAATTCTGATAAAATGGTAGTATCAAGAAATGAAAAGAGAGGTCTCAGAATTGGTAGATGGTTACCTGTAATATCAGGGGGCTGTAATGGCCTTGGAGGTTCAAGTCCTCCCCTCTCCTTTGAGTGTTTGTGTCCCAGAATGGGGTAGGCAGTAGGCTTAGCATTCACATATCACTCATTAACTTACAAATGGTTGCGGAGCGACTGGACCTCGCATGGATGCGTAGCTACTTATATCCTAGGTAAGTTATAAGCTAGAGGGTTTGATTCCCTCAGAGGTTGTAATGACTACAAAAAAATAAAAAAAAGGAAAACTTTCAAATTGATTACTAATTAACACGCAAGGTAGTAGTCGTCTTGCAGTTGGAACGTAGCTCAGTTGGTGGAGCGATATGACTATAAAGGGTCTGAAACGTAGGCAGGTTCGAGTCCTGCCGTTCCAATTTTTACAGAATTGGCTGTAAAAAACAAAGTCAAAGACTATATAACCCGAGAAACGCATATCTTTTTGATATGTGTTTTTTGGTTTTCAGAGGAGTGAAGCAGTGAAGATTATTGACAAGCCGATTGAATGGTTAAGGCCTTACGAAAACAATCCTAGGAACAATGATCAGGCAGTTGAAGCAGTGGCCAATTCTATAAAGGAATTCGGTTTTAAGGTTCCGATTGTCGCAACGATTGATGGAGAAATCGTAAACGGACATACAAGGTTTAAGGCAGCGAAGTTTTTAAAGCTAAAAACTGTACCAGTTCTTATTGCAGATGATTTGACAGAGGAACAGATTAAGGCATTTAGACTTGCTGATAATAAGACAGGGGAGCTTGCTGATTGGGACATTGAGCTACTTTATAGCGAATTGGAGGACCTTACTGGTTTTGATATGACAATGTTTGGGTTCGAGGATATCGACTTTTCTTTAGATGATTTTGAAGAAGTAGAAAAAGAAGAGGGAGAAGAAGTTGATACCGATTCAGAAGAGAAGCCAAAAGTAGAGTACGGAGATATTTATCAACTTGGGAGACATCGCTTGATGTGTGGTGATAGCACATCTGCTGAAGATATGGCACGGTTAATTGATGGCGCAGTGATAGATCTATATGTTACAGATCCACCCTACAACGTGGCCTATCAAGGAGGAACTGATGAAGCCATGACAATCATGAACGATAGTATGGATGATGTTAGTTTCAGACAATTCCTAAGAGATGCATTTGCGGTTGCAAACAATCACTTGAAATCAGGTGGGGCGTTCTATATCTGGCATGCAGATTCGGAAGGTTTGAATTTTAGAGCTGCAGTAAAAGAGACAGGTTGGTTACTGAAACAGTCTATTATCTGGGTCAAGAATGCTATTGTGTTAGGTCGTCAGGACTACCAATGGAAGCACGAGCCTTGTCTATATGGTTGGAAAGACGGAGCGAGTCACTATTTTGTGGATAATCGCTCACTAGCTACTGTCATTGAAGAAGATGAAGAAAATCTAAAAGAAATGACAAAAAGCGAGTTGCTTTCTTACATCAAGACCATGCAGGATACATCTCCGACGACTGTGTTTTACGAGGATAAACCTGTTAGAAACGATATCCATCCGACGATGAAGCCTTTGAAGTTGATTGCTAGGTGTGTTTTGAATTCAAGTAAAAAAGGGGATAAGGTTTTAGATAGCTTTAATGGCGGAGGTTCTACATTAATGGTTTGTGAACGCTCTGAAAGAATTTGCTATGCAATGGAATTAGATCCTGTGTATGTAGAGCGGACGATTAAACGTTGGGAAGAAGAGACAGGACTTACTGCTGAAAAAGTAAGTTAAATTTATTTTTTTGATAAGGAAGTGAGGCGATGGCTAATGAGCAAAATTTGAAGCCTGCAAACAAACGAACTAAGAGCGAACATAGAGAAATTGCAAGAAAAGGCGGAGTGGCTTCTGGTAAAGCTAGAAGAAAAAAAGCAAATTTAAAAAAGGCTTTTGAGACAATCCTGCAAGCAGACGTAGCGAGTCCAAGTGTCAAGAAGCAACTTGAAGATATGGGCTTTGATACGACTAACGAAATGGCTTTAGCAATGGTTATGATGCAGAAAGCTATGAAAGGTAACGTTAGAGCATTTGAACAAATCAGCAAGCTGACTACGACTGATGCCAAGGATAGCCTTGATAAGAGAGAGCAAAAAGAACGCATTGAAGCGCTCAAGTTAGGAAACGACAAGCGTAGAAGAGAGATGGGAACATCAGAAGTTGATGTCAAAGACGACGGCTTTATTAAATCTCTAGAAGGGGTGGTTGAAGAAACTTGGCTAGATTAAGAATGCAAACCAATACATTCAAATTTCAACCTTTTAGCAAAAAGCAGAAGAAAGTGCTGACTTGGTGGCTTTGGAACTCTCCAGTTCATGAGTCAGAAGGCATTATTGCTGATGGTGCTATCCGTTCTGGTAAGACTGTCTCTATGAGCCTAGCCTTTGTTATCTGGGCGATGACATCATTCAACCATCAGAACTTTGCGATGTGCGGAAAGACAATCGGCTCTTTTAATCGTAACGTCCTGAAATTGTTATTGGTCATGATACAGTCAAGAGGTTTTAGCTATGTCTATCACCGTACGGATAACTTGATAGAAATCACCAAAGGCGACGTGTCGAATGATTTTTATATTTTTGGTGGTAAGGACGAAAGTTCGCAGGATCTTATTCAAGGTTTAACGCTGGCAGGTATCTTTTTCGATGAAGTAGCGCTTATGCCTGAGTCATTTGTTAACCAAGGTACAGGACGTTGCTCTGTGACAGGCTCGAAGTGGTGGTTCAACTGCAACCCAGACGGGCCTTATCATTGGTTTAAAGTTAACTGGATAGACAAAGCAGAAACAAAGAATATGCTTTATCTGCATTTTGATATGGACGACAACCTTTCTCTTTCAGAGAACATCAAGAAGCGTTACAGGAGTCAATATCAAGGTGTTTTCTATCAGCGATACATACAAGGGCTTTGGACGGTTGCAGAAGGTATTGTCTACGATATGTTCAGTAAGGATAAGCATGTTGTATCAACCTTGCCAGAAATGAGCAAACTGGGCAAATATGTTTCGGTCGACTACGGTACGCAGAATGCGACCGTTTTTCTTTTGTGGGAAAAAGATATCAATGGCAAGTATTACTTAACAAGGGAATACTACTATTCTGGTCGTGACGAGAACGTACAGAAGACCAATGCCGAGTACGCTGATGATCTAACTGCTTGGCTAGGAGATACGAACATCGAACGTATTATTATTGACCCGTCTGCTGCTTCATTCATTGCTGAATTGAAGAAGCGAGGATATAAAATCAAAAAAGCAAGAAATAATGTCCTTGAAGGTATTCGTTTTGTTGGGTCTATGCTAGGTCAAGAGAAAATAGCAGTGCATGAGAGCTGTGTGAATACGTTGAAAGAGTTCCACGCTTATGTCTGGGACGAGAAAGCCTCTGCGAATGGCGAGGACAAGCCTATCAAACAGTTCGACCACGCAATGGACGCCCTGCGTTATTTCTGCTATACAGTATTATTCAAGTCAGGAGGTATGACTGTTTGGAAATAGAAGTAATTAAAAAAATAATCTCGTCGCAGATGGTCAAACATGGAAAGTTTGTCTCACAAGCAGCTGAAGCTGAGAAATACTATCGCAACGAGAATGACATTAAACGGAATCGTAAGCCTGCCGATAAGAAAGGTGCAGAGAACGAAGCAAAAGCAGAAGATAATGCGTTTCGTAATGCTGACAACCGTATTAGTCACAACTGGCACCAGTTATTGCTTGACCAGAAAAAGGCTTATGCGTTGACCTATCCGCCTACATTTGATGTGGACGATAAAAGCGTTAATGATAAGATTGTAGACGTCTTAGGAGACGATTATGAACGTATCAGTAAGCAGCTTTGTGTGAATGCAGGAAATGCTGGTATCGCTTGGCTTCACGTTTGGAAAGACGCTAGTGACAATTCGTTTAGATACGCTTGCGTGGACTCAAAAGAAGTGATACCTATCTACTCAAAGTCTTTGGATAAGAAGTTGATTGGGGTACTGCGAGTTTACTCTAGCATTGATGAAACAGATGGTAAGAATTACACTGTTTACGAATACTGGAACGATAAAAAGTGTTCTTTCTATCGCCACGAAGAAAATAAGCCACTGGAAGAATTAGAGACATTCCAAGCAATCTCTTTGATTGATACCATGAATGGAGAGCACTCTAGCGACAACACTTTCAAACATGATTTTGGTCTTGTTCCTTTTATTCCATTCAAAAATAATGAAATCGAGACCAACGACTTGAAACCAATCAAAGACCTAGTCGATGTGTACGACAAGGTGTTTAGTGGATTTGTCAATGATACAGATGATGTTCAAGAGGTTATCTTCGTCCTTACAAACTACGGTGGGCAGGACAAGCAAGAGTTTCTAGAAGATTTGAAACGCTACAAGATGATTAAGATGGATAACGACGGTATGGGAGATCAGTCAGGAGTTACAACTATTGCGATTGACATCCCAACCGAAGCTAGAAATCTGATTTTAGAGCGGACTAAGAAACAAATCTTTATCAGTGGCCAAGGGGTTAACCCTGAAACAGACAAATTAGGGAACAGTTCTGGCGTTGCCTTGAAGTTCCTATACTCTCTTTTAGAGTTAAAAGCTGGCAACATGGAAACTCAGTTTAGAAGTGGCTATGCCACACTCATTAAGATGATCTTGAAACATCTAGGGTTACCCGACAAGCTTAAAATCAAGCAAACATGGACACGGAACTCAATCAATAACGATACAGAAATGGCTCAAGTGGTTTCTACTCTTGCAACTATCACATCAAGAGAGAACGTAGCTAAATCGAATCCGATTGTAGAAGATTGGCAGGATGAACTACGCTTGCAGAAAGCTGAACAAGAGGAACAATCTGAAAAACTCTACGACATGGAAGAGGTAGAGCATGAGTCGGAAACTGAATAAAGAAGAGAAAATAGCCTTTATCGAATCTCTTGACGACCTCAATCGAGAAGAGAAAGACAGATTGCTATATGAGCTGGCTCAGATTGACGACCTCGGCGAGATAATAGACTACATCGATAATTTATACCACCGAACACTAAAACGCATTACAGGGCGTTTAGAGGCGTTTGAGAGGGTATCTAAAAATCGTAGTGATATATTGCCATTTTATTTGTTATCTCTGACTAAGACTGACCAATTAAAAAACAAGCAAGAGATTGCTGGCTTTGTCAAGAAACATTCTGATTTAACAGAGTGGTCAAGGTCAATAAAGGTCAAAACAAATGCAGATGCCTTGTTTGCTGGTGTTGAGATGGATATCGCTGAAATGACTGGAAAAATCAACAAGCGAATAGAAACACATCTCAAACAAACCTACCAAGAAACCTACTTAAATCGTGCTTACAACTACCATAAGCAGACCAAAAGAGAACCGAATTTCAAGCCTGAGCGCCTAGAAGAAGAGTATCTTCAAAAGGCAATCAACGAAAACTTCAAAGGCAAGCGGTTCTCTGAGCGTGTTTGGGGTAGCAATATGGACGAACTGGTTAATAGAGTAGAATCGCTTGTAACCAACGATTTAAACCGAGGCTATCCGATAGACCAGTCCAGTAAACTTCTAGCAATTGAGTTTGACCGTGCTCGCAATCGTGCAGTGACTGTTTTGCAGACGGAAACGAATGGCATACAGGCTCAGGCAACGTTAGATGAATACCAAGACGATAATGTTAAGAAGTACAGGTATCTAGCGATCTTAGAGGTTCACACATGTCCTATTTGTGGCGAGTTAGACGGCAAGGTATTTCTTGTTAAGGATGCAGAAAAGGGTGTGAATTATCCTACTATGCACCCTCATTGTCGATGTACGACGGTTCCTGCCTTAGAAAAAGGTGGGAAACGCTATGCAAGAGATATTGAAACAGGAAAAGGCTATGAGGTAGAAAGTGGTCAGACCTTCAAGGATTGGCGAAAGCAACAACTTGATAAGTATGGCCAGACTGCCATCAAAGACAAGCTGCAAGCTGAACGATTGGAAAAGGACAGAGTCCGCAGAACCAAGGAGCAGTTCATAGCTTATAGGCAGGTTTTAGGCCCTCAAAATATGCCCAAAACATTTGCAGGTTTCTATGATTTGAAGTATAATGATGCTGAGGGATATAAGGAACTAAAAGACCGCATCAGATGGGCAAAGTCCAAGTTTCCTACTGAGAAATCTTTAAATGGACATTTCAAAAGTCATGGGAAAGAGTTCGGAGCGGAAAGCCCTGAAGAATATCAACAATTGGCTAGAAATTTATTATCTTCTGTTGTCTCTAAAAATATTATAGGTTATGATACTGGAGAAAGAAGAGTTCGATTTAATCGAGAAACGGGGACAATTGCGATTGGGAAAAGAAATGCCTCAGGAAAAGCGAGAATAACAACTATGTTTAAGCCAGATGATGGAGAGGAATATTACCATGACGACTATAAAAAAGAATATAATAATGATTGACGGATGGGAACATGTGCATTGCCCCGTATGTGGAAATTTAGTAGAAACTTATGATATTTGTGATGTTTGTCATTGGCAAAATACGGGAGCATTTAATATCGATGGCGGTCCAAATAAAATGACACTTGCTGAGGCTAAAGAAGCTTACGCAAAAGGCTTACCGATTAGATAAATAAGCACCTAGAGAAATCTAAGTGCTTTTCTTATGCTTAGAAAGGATTGAAAATGGATACAGCAAGAATTGGGATACCTAACGTAGAATTTTTAGGATCAAGCAAAAATGACTCAGCGACAGTGAAATTAGAGTTAAATATCCATGGGACAGATACGTTAAGTGTGATTGAGTTACTACCTAAAATATTAAAAGACATTTCTTCATTATCGTATGAAGTTGATTGATTATGACATTAAAAGGAGTAAAGACATGTTTATCTGGTATTGGGTATCAATCGCTTTCGGGTGGTTGGCATTTCTGTTTTTAATGCTGTTTATCATAGCATTTGTAAAACAAGTAATCAAAGAAATTAAAAAATAACCTAACCGCATCGAAATCGAGGCGGTTTTCTTATGCCCTGAATACGGCGTTAAAAGGTTCAAACATTGGACAAGTCCGTAGTCCTAATAAAAGCGGAGCGACTGGTGATGGAGAACACCTAAAAAGCCTAGCGTAGAGGAAAGGATTTTCAAAATGAAAAAAGAACAACTAGCAAACATCGGCTTAACTGAAGACCAAATTTCTCAAGTCTTCGCTTTGCATGGTGCGGATATCCAAAAGTTTAAGGATGATGTGGCAAGTAAAGAAAGCGAATTAGAGAGCGTTCGTGAACAGCTGACACAACGTGACAAAGACTTGAATGATTTGAAGAAAAAAGGCGCAGATGTTGAAGATATTCAGCAAAAGCTAGAGGACTTACAAGCTAAGTACAAACAAGATACAGAAGCGCTTGAGACGAAACTAGCAGATGAGAACAAATCTCGCTTAATCGATGCTGAATTAACAAAAGCTGGCGTTCGAGATGCAGAAATTTTTGGAAAAATCTTAAACAAAGACGAAATCTCTGTAAAAGATGGCAAATTAATTGGCTTGACTGAACAAATCGAGGCTCAGCGTGCTAAGAGTCCATATCTATTTAACGGGGAGAAACAAGCCCAATATACGCCAAAGCAAGGCGATGGGCAAGGTGCTAATTTAGGGAGTTGGGAAACTGCTATGAGCAATCCTAACTTCAACCTAACTCAATTTTTAGAACAACAAGGAGAAAATAACTAATGGCTAATGAACTTACAAAAATTCTAGACACGATTACACCTCAACAGTACAATGCCTACATGCAACAGTACACAGCTGCTAAATCTGCTTTCGTTCAAAGCGGTATCGCAGTATCAGACGAGCGTGTCTCTGAAAACATTACATCTGGTGGTCTTTTGGTCAACATGCCTTTCTGGAACGACCTTACTGGTGATTCTGAGGTTCTCGGAAATGGCGACAAAGCCCTAGAAACTGGGAAAATCACTGCTGGAGCAGACATTGCCTGTGTTCTTTATCGTGGACGTGGTTGGGCTGCCAACGAATTGACTGGTATTGTAGCTGGTTCTGACCCAGTTCGTGCTATCTTGAACCGTATCGGTGCTTATTGGCTACGTGAAGACCAAAAAGCCTTGATTGCTACCTTGAATGGTATCTTTGCTGCTGGAACAGGTGGTGAGAAAGGTGCGCTTGAAGAAACTCACGTATCAGACCAATCAAAAGCGTCTACTGGTATCGATGCAGCTATGGTACTGGACGCTAAACAATTGCTTGGGGATTCTGCTGATCAAGTTACTGCTATTGCTATGCACTCTGCGGTTTACACTAAACTACAAAAAGACAACTTGATTCAATACATCCAGCCAACAACTGCGACTATCAATATTCCAACCTACCTTGGCTACCGTGTCATTATCGATGATGGCATTGCACCAGCAGGAGATGTCTATACTTCATACCTTTTCCGCACAGGTTCAATCGGTCTCAATACAGGAAATCCATCAGGATTGACTACGTTTGAAACTTCTCGTGAAGCAGCTAAAGGTAACGACATGATTTACACTCGTCGTGCCCTTGTTATGCACCCTTACGGCGTGAAATGGACTGGCGCAGAAGTGGACGCTGGAAACATCACTCCATCAAACGCTGACTTAGCTAAATTCAAGAACTGGCAACGTGTTTACGAGCCTAAGAACATCGGTATTATCGCTCTGAAACATAAAATTGGCAAATAGATTGGGTAACAGAATATGATTCAAGAATTGAAACAAGACAACACAATGTACTTGATCTCATGCGTTCGGAAAATGCGTCAGGATAATTATTTCAAAGATATGGAAGTTCTTCACTACGCTTTGACCCAAGCAGAAAACGAGATTTTGAATTATATTCACCAAGACAGTGTGCCTGGACGTTTAGAGAACGTATGGATAGACATGACCAACGACTTACTGGATAAGGTCAAGGAGCAAGGTGTTCTTGCTGAAAAGGCTGACGCAGACGACTTTTCGGTCAAGAGTATCAAAATGGGCGATACGACAATCGAAAAGGTTAGTCCTTATGAAATGATTCAACGAATGAAACAAGTGCCGTCATCACTTGAGCGCTACAAGCGTCAGTTGAATCGTTTTAGGAAGCTACTATGACCGAATATGCTAAGACAGTCTTTGGTTGCTTGTATGACTGTAAAATGACGGTTAAAGGTTATACAGAGCAAGAGATAGACGGATTGACCAGCATGTCAGAAAGCGTGCTATTAGAGGACATTCCTTGCAGGATTTCGCAAATGAGCAATAGCTCAACGAACGGGAGCGACTATCAAGTCAATGGCTATGATATGAAACTCTTTTGTTCTGTTGTCTATGATATTCCTGCAGGTTGCAAGATTGAGGTGACTGATAGAAATGGGCACGTTAAAGTGTTTACACGTTCTAATGTGCCTATTGGTCAGTACTGGTCACATCAAGAAATTGCTATAAAGCTAGAGGGCAAGTCATGAGTGGCAGTTTTGATTATCGTAGTTTCGCTAAGTTTGCTAACAACTTCAACAGGAATGCGAATCATGCGAAAGTAGACCGATTTATGAGACAGACCTTGAATTACGAAGGCACAGAACTAAAGTCCAAAGTGAAAGAGAGAACGCCTGTTGGTGTTTATACGGATCATTGGGTTGAGTTCACAACCAAAGATGGCAAACACGTCAAATTTTGGGCAAGTGCTCATGGAAAACAAGGCGGAACCTTGCAAAAAGGCTGGTCTAAAAGCCGTATTGAAGTATCTGGGCGGACTTATAAGCAGAAAGTTTATAACAAGGTCTACTATGCCCCACACGTTGAGTACGGGCATAAGACGGTCAATGGTGGCTTTGTTCCAGGGCAGTTTTTCCTTCATAAAACGGTTGAAGATACTAAAAGCGATATGGAAAATCGTGTCCGTGATAAGTATGATGGCTTTATGAGAAAGGTAGTGTTAGGAAATGGCAAATAAAGGCTTTCGGTTAGTCGAGGAGTTAGTTAGTCACATTAAGGGGTTATATCCTGACATCAGGATTTATCTGGATGAAGTGGAGCAAGGTTTTAAAGAACCTTGTTTTTTTATCCATGTGGTTGATACAAAGTACACTCCAGAGGCCAATAAGTATGTGAAAGTACGTTCTAAAGTGGATTTGTCTTATTTTCCTCCTAAGAAAAAGCGTAGCGAGTGTTTAGCAATGCAAGAAGAATTGAGCTATAAACTCTTGCACTTACCGACGATTCATTTATTTGACCGTCAGTATGAAGTGGTTGACAATGTTCTGCATTGTATTTTTAACGCAAGCACACGCTTGAAGTTAGAAGAGGAAGATATCAAACAACGTGAATTGAAAGTGAAAGAAGAGGTAAAAGATGGATAATGTAGACGGAATTGTGTTCCCTACTGCGGACATTTTGGAAAGTAGCGCTTTTACCAACGGAGAAAAAGACATTTTGGGGGCTATTTTAGACCCAGAAGAGTCTTATAGTTTGGAAGAAGCACGAGCAAAACTAGAATACGAACTAGGAAGGAAAATTAACTAATGGCAGGTGGAATTTGGAAACGCCAAAATAAAGTAAGACCAGGTGCTTACATCAACGTCAAATCAAAAGACATCGCAATGACTCGCCTAGGTGGTGATGGTGTCGTAACAGTACCGTTGGCACTCAGTTTCGGTCAATCAAAGAAATTGATGAAAATCCGACGTGGTGAAGACTTATTTAAGAAGCTAGGTTATGAGCAAGAAAGCCCACAACTATTGTTGCTAAATGAAGCATTCAAGCGTGTGAGTGAAGTCTTGCTTTATCGTCTGAATACAGGCGAAAAGGCAAATGTAAGCCTTTCGGACAATGTAACGGCTCAAGCTAAATATAGCGGAGTTCGTGGGAATGACATCACAGTAACGGTCAAAACAAACGTAGACGACCCAAGCTCATTCGATGTTGTCACATTCCTTGATACGGTGGTTATGGACTCGCAAACTGTAAAAGTCTTGGCTGATTTGAAAAACAATGATCTAGTTGAGTTTTCAGGAACAGGCGAACTGCAAGCGGTGGCTGGTGCTAAACTGACTGGCGGTACTGACGGAACAGTATCAACTCAAGACTACTCAGAATACTTCAAAGCGCTTGAAACAGTTGAGTTCAACTACATGGCCTTGCCAGTAGAAGACGCTTCTATCAAGAAGGCAGCTATCAACTTCATCAAACGTATGCGTGAAGATGAAGGACTTGGCGCCCAATTGGTTGTTGCGGACTCTGACGCAGACAGTGAAGCAGTAATCAATGTTAAAAACGGCGTTATCTTGTCTGATAAGACGGTTATTGATAAGACGAAAGCGACTGTATGGGTTGCAGCAGCAAGTGCAAATGCCGGTGTTGAAAAATCATTGACTTATGAGAAGTATGAAGACTCTGTTGATGTTGTGGGGCGTTTGAGCCATACAGAGACGATTGCTGCTCTTCAAAAAGGACACTTTGTGTTCACGAACAAACGTGATAGAGCAGTTGTTGAAAAAGATATCAACTCACTTGTAACTATCACATCAGAAATTAATCAAGATTTCCAAAAAAATCGTATGCTTCGAACCTTGGACGATATTAGAAATGATACAAAGCATGTATTTTCTGAATATTTCCTTGGAAAAGTTGACAACAACGAAGATGGACGTCAAGCGTTCAAGGCGAATCGTATTCGTTACTTCAAAGACCTTGAGGCTCGTGGCGCTATTGAAGACTTCAAAGTTGAAGATATCGAGGTGCTACGTGGTGAGTTGAAAGAGTCTGTAGTGGTTAACGTTAAAGTTAAACCAGTGGACAGCATGGAAAAGCTGTATATGACAGTTGTAGTAGATTAGAAAAGGAGAAAGTATGGCTTATTTGAAAGGTCGTGACGTAATCAGCGGTCAGGAAGGTACCGCTTTTATTCACATCGACGGAAGAAATGAGTTCATGTTCTATGTAAAGGAACTTGAAGCGACAGTTAAGAAAAACAAAGAAGAAGTCCGCACCCTTAACAAACGTGGTACGCAATCAAAATCGACTGGTTTCAAGGGAGAAGGCAAGATGACCATTTATGGTGTGACTTCAATATTCAAGGAAATGATGTTGGACTACATGAAGAATGGTCGTGATACATTCTTTGATATCCAAGTGACCAATGATGATGCGACAAGTTCAATCGGTCGCCAAACAACTATCTTACGTGAATGTAACCTTGATGAAGTTGTGATGGCTCAACTAAAAGTTGAGGATGATTTCTTGGAAGAAGAAGTCAACTTTACTTTTGAAGATGTGGATATCTTAGAAAAATTTAATGCGCCTAAATTAGGTTAGAAAGAGGATAGATAAATGGCAATTTCAGACTTTTTACTAGAAAACGTTCAGCAGGAAGAAACAAAGGAGGTACATCTTAAGCGTTTCAAATCTCCTTTTGTCATTCGAAGTATTGACGAAAGTCTAAATGATACGTTGAAGAAACGTGCAACAATCAAGAAGAAAAACCGTCAAGGTGTTGCTATTCCTGAGTTCAACAACGATAAGTACATTGGCTCTTTGATGTCTGCTTGCGTTGTTACGCCAGACTTGAAAGACGCTCAACTACAAGAGTCTTATCGTACAGTTGGGGATGAAGCAGCAACCTTGAAAGCTATGTTGAAGATTGGGGAATATGCTACCCTAATGCAAGAAATCCAGTCGCTTAACGGATTTGATGAAGATATCAATGATCTTGTTGAAGAAGCAAAAAACGACTAGAGGACGGGGACGCAGAGTTGAGTTATGCTTACTACTGTTTGCATCAATTCAACTGGACTCCGTCCTTTTTGGATAGCTTATCCAAGCGTGAAAAAGCCTTGATTTTTGCCTTTATCGATATCCGAGTAGAGGCAGAAGAAAAGGAACACAAAGAAATGGAAAGAAAAAGCAGAGGAAGGAGGAGACGGTAGAAGATGACTACATTAATGCAAACACTAGCGCTTAGAGATAATTTCTCAAGCCCTTTAAACCGAATTAACAGTACGATTAACAGGACTATTGCTAAGTTCGGTGAGTTGGACAGACGTGTTAAGAAAATGACGCAGACTGCAACGATTAAGGTCAAAGCAGATATGCCTAAGAATTTAACTGCGCCTAAAGCTACTAGCCCTGTAGCGCCTAAAATGGCGACACCTATCGCTCCTAAACTTCCTTCGGCTGGGCCTCTTGTTGGTGGGTTAGGTGTTGCTACATCCATGCTTGGGCGAATGACTTCTATTTCTCGTGCTTTGAATTTCATGGTTGCTATTCAAGCCTTGAGGCAAATGGCTAATTTAATGAGTGGTCTGATTAAGTCAGGCGATGATTATATTCAGACCATGGCAAGGCTTAAGACGATAGAAGACGGAACAAGGACTGGTCAAGAACTTAAAGATGGCATCATGGCAGCAGCACAACGCTCAAGGACTGGCTTCGGTATCATGGCGGACTCTGTGGCTAAACTACGCTCACAAGCTGGAGAAGCCTTTAAAAGCAATGATGAAGCTATTGCATTCGCTGAACAGTTGAACAAGCTGTATAAAATCGGTGGTGCAAGCTTAGAGCAACAAAAAGCAGGGACGCTTCAAATCACACAGGCGCTTGCTTCAGGGGTTCTTCGTGGTGATGAGTTTAACTCTATGATGGAGAACGCTCCGCTTGTTGCCCAAAAACTAGCTAGACACCTTGGCGTTAGCGTTGGTCAATTGAGGGCAATGGCTAAAGATGGCCAATTAACCGGGGATACTCTTAAGAGCGCTTTGCTTGGTTCGGCAGTTGAGACAAATGCTGAATTTGCGAAAATGCCGATGACTTTTGCTGATATGATGACTCAGGTTGGCAACGTAGCTACATACGCATTTCAGCCTTTAATTCAAGCATGGCAAGAGTTTATTAACAGTACCGCTGGTCAAAACTTCATGGCAGGTTTAGAAACCGCTATGTTTGCGATTGGCCAGATAGCTATGTGGCTCTTTAATCTCTTTATTGCAGGTTGGAACTGGGTGACTGAGAACATTAACTTTGTAATTACTGCTTTTGAACTTTTGGATACAGTAGGGGTCATTGCAGGTTTGGCAGTTGCAGCTGCATGGGCAATAGCTAACTGGCAAATACTCTTAATCATCGCAATTGTTATTGCAATTGCGACCGCTTTGAGTGAGTTGGGTATTTCTTTTGTAGATGTTGCAGCTACCATTATTAGTATGTTTGTGTATATAGGTGAAACAGTATACAATGTCATACTATTCATCATCAACTTGTTTATATTTTTAGGCTCTCTGATTATCAATGTATTTATAGGAATTTGGAATGCAGTAATAACCGTTGCTGAAGCAATTGCAAACACATTTCTAATGGCTGTTTGGGCAGTTAAGAAAGCATTTGCCACTCTTGCTAAAGCAGTTCTAGGTGCATTTGCAGCAGTCGCAGATGGCGCAGCAAACGTTGCTAAATCAATAGGTAATGCTTTCATAGCTGGTGCTAATATGGCTATCAAGGCTATTAACTGGATTATTAAAGCATTAAATAAAATCCCTGGTGTAAAACTTGGAACTGTCGGAGAAATTGGTGCCATGTCATACAATGGAGGACTTGGTAACTCAATTAGAGGTCTAGCTGATGGTTTAGATCCTGGTTCCGCTCCTGAAAAAGTTTCTCTTGCTGGTATGAAAGGAAAATATTTAGAACTACACAACCCAACAGAAGGGTCGAAGAATCCTTTACTTGATTCTGTGGTAGCATATCAAGGGACGAAGAATTTCTTTAATGGCATCGGTGACGCTATGAAGGGATTTGGAGACAAAATGAAGAAACAAGACGAACTTGCTTCTAAATTTGACCAAGCGAACCAAACACCAGCAGGGGCTGGTGCTCCTTCTGGTGGTGCTGGTGGTCTTGGCGACAAGCTAGGCAAAGGCAAGAACATTGGTAACGTCGGTAAGATTGAAGATGAAGTCAAGCTGAAAGACGAAGATATTAAGATGATGCGTGATGTTGCAGAGCGCAAGTACATCATTGATTACCAAGTTCTAACACCTCAAGTTAGTGTTAAATATGAGTCTAAAAATAGTGCTACTGAACAGGATATCGACGATTTGGTTGACAGAATTGAAGAAAAGATTGTCGGTTTGGTCGATAGCGACCTAGGAATTGCGTAGGAGGTAGAAAGAAATGGCGATTGGTATTTTCGTAGAGTACAAAGGTCAAGTCACACAACTTCCTGTCAATCCAGAGGAGCTGAAAACAAAGAATAGCGCCAATAACGAGTCAACAACGAGTATTGCGCTAGGAGAAATAACCCAGATGAGTTTTCCTAAACTCTCTGAGGTTACTTTCACTTCATTCTTCCCTAGAGACACTTTTCGCTCTTATGTTCTGAATAAATCAGGAACGCCTGAAACCTATGTCCGACTCTTAAAGAAAATCATGGATGGGAAAGAACCTTGTCGCTTGATTATCTCTGGCGTGGGCATCAATATGCTTGCGACAGTTGAGAGTTTTGAGCAACAAAGAAAAGCTGGTATTCATGAGGATGTTTACTACGACATCACATTTAAAGAGTACAAGATGGCTAAGGCTCGGTTTGTAAAAATCGAGAAGAAGGTATCAGAGGAGAAGAAAGCGAGTCAGCCTCAGAAAGAACAAGCCCCCTCAACTAAGAAAGAAGTGACTATCGGTGCTAAAGTCCTCGTCAATGGGCAGCTGCATAGAGATAGCTACGGAGAAGGTCCAGGTCAAACTGAGTCAAATGCAACTAGGCTTGTCAATTATATCAATATGAAAGGGTCGCATCCTTACCACGTTACTATGCTAGATGGCGGTTGGCGTGGTTGGGTTACTGCTGATTCGGTGCAAGTCCTATGATGGAATTTCTGATTCAAGATGTGAATGACGGTAAAGTCTTTGATATCACTGAGTTGGTCGGAGGTGTCAAATGGGAAACCAGTATTGATTTTCAGCCGGGAAAACTTGAGTTTGATATGATCATAGACTCACAGGTAGCTTGTAACTTTGGAGACGTCATTCGCTTCAAGGTAGATGATAAGGGCATTTTTTACGGTAAAGTTTTCAAGAAAAAGCGGAAATCAGCCAAGAAATGGTCGGTTACTGCTTATGACAGAATGAGGTACCTGAAAAACACTGACACAATCGTGTTTGAAGCCTCTAAAAGCCATGAAATCTTTAGTAAGATTTGCGAAATATCAGAACTTGAGTACAAGGTTGTCGATGAAGGGAACTGGACGTGTCCTGAGAAAATCGAGGATAAAAAAACTTATTTTGCGATGATCCAGAACGCCTTGGACTTAACATTGATTCATGGTGGCATGTGGTACATCATCAGGGATAACTTTGGTACAGTCGAGCATATAGCCTTAAATTCGCTGATTACTGACTTAGTAATTGGAGATGATAGCGTGGCGACAGACTTTGACTATGAAGGCTCTATCGATGATAGTTTCAACTATGTGAAGCTGACTAAAGACAACAAAGAGAGTAAGAAGCGTGAAGTTTACGTCGTGAAAGACTCTAAAAACGTTGCTCTTTGGGGCAAGTTGCAGTACCACGAAAAAGTGGATGAAAAGATGAATGAGAGTCAGATTCAACAAAAGGCTGAACTCTTATTGAAAGCTAAGAATCATCCTAAAAAGACTTTTAAAGTTCCTTGTTTAGGACATCTTGGAATCAGTGCAGGCAACAGTGTTGTGCTGGATTTTGCTGATTTAGAGTCTGAAGGGATTAAGAAGAACAGTCTTGGTATCATCTCTAAATGTACCCACAAGTGGGATAAGGTGCATACAATGGATTTAGAATTGAGGACGCTGGAATAATGGCAGGAGAGTTATTAGCACGCCTTTTGGCGCAAGGAGTAGATGATGGGACAGACAGAACAGATATTGTTTTTGGCTCTGTCACATCTGTTTCTCCTCTAACAATCAAGGTTAATAATAAACTTGAAATCCCTGAGTCCTTTTTAGTTCTAAGTCCGATGGTTAAAGAACTACGCACTGGAGATACTGAAGGGGACAATAAGAGGTGGATTGTTTTTCGTGATCTTGAAGCAGGAGACAAAGTCTTGATGATTAAAGCCCAGAACGGGCAATTATACTACGTTTTACAAAGGATGGAGTGAAGATGGTAGATATACGAAACATTGAAGAAGTTGTTTTGCCATCCTACACTTATCAAGTGAAAAATGGCAGAATACACGGATATATAGATGGATTAGAGGCCATGAGGCAAGCAGTTGAAAAGATTTTGCTTACAGAACGGTTTGAGTGGGTCATCTACTCTTCAAACTACGGAGTAGAATTAGAGCGCTTGATTGGAAAACCTTATGATTTTGTAAAAGCTGACCTTGAGAGAACAATTTCTCAAGCCTTGTTAGTTGATACAAGAATTAAAAGTGTCCAAAATTTCTTCATCGAGCAGCAAACCAAGGACAGCTTGCTTTGTGTCTTTGAAGTCCATACTATATCCGGTTTATTTAAAGTTGAAAAGGAGGTGACGCTGATTAATGATAGGTGATTTCTTAGAAAAATATACGTTTGATTATCTGATGAATGATGCTCTTTCTCGTGTCAATGAAAATATTGATACACGGGAAGGTTCTATCATCTATGACGCATTGGCGCCTGCTTGTTACGAGTTAGCTGGTTTTTATTTGCAGTTGAAAAATCTACTGCTAGATACATTTCCACAGACCGCTATTGGCCAATACCTAGACTACAAGGTTGAAGAGTTCGGACTACATCGTTATCCGTCAAAAAAAGCGGTACGCTTTGCGGAGTTTAAAAACGAGAGAAAAGAAGGCGTACAAATCACTCTAGGTTCTCGTTTTGCGACAATTGACGATGCTGCACTCATCTACAAGGTAGTTCGTGCAACAGATGTAGTAGGTAAGTATGAAGTAGAGTGTGAGACGACTGGCGTTGTCGGAAATCGCTACTATGGTAATATCTTGCCCTTGGAGAACTACAGAAATCTTTCTACTGCAGTCTTAGGGGAAATCGTTACATCTGGCCAAGATGAAGAAACTGACGATGAATTGCGGAAGCGTTTCTTGATTTACGTCAATGAGAAACCGTTTGGCGGTAACTTCATTGAGTACGTTCAGCGTGTCCGTGAAATCGACGGAGTTGGTGCAGTTCAGGTTTATCCCGTTTGGAATGGCTCGGGAACGGTTAAAGTGGTTGTTTTAGACAACGACTTAAACTTGGCATCTACCGAGACAATCAAGAAGGTGCAAAACGTTCTGGATCCACTAGAATATACTGGAAAAGGCGTTGGACTCGCTCCTATCAATCATCGTGTGACAGTTACAACTGCGACACGGTTCCCGATTGATATTGAGTTTAAACTTGAATTGATGACAGGATATCAGCTAAATCAAGTGAAAGAACTGGTAGACAAGGCTCTAGACCAGTATTTCTTGGATTTAAGAAAGAATTGGGCGCAATACTCAGATGTCAATACATACAGTATGAAAATCTATCGCTCGCAGTTAATGGCCAGGTTACTGACCATTAACGGTGTTGCTAACGTGGATAAGATGAAACTGAATAACCGTGAAGCTGATTTAGCACTTGTTTTTACAGGACAATTACAACAATTGCCGTATAAAGGAACAGTGAGGATGGTTTAATGGTAAAAGAAGTAAACTTATCTGAATACGTTCCAGATTACTACGAGGGCGTCAAAGATATGAAAGAACTGGTCCGGGTTGAAAATGCTCTGTTTAAAGACGGGACTATCTCGTTAGAGCAGTTCATTAAGAATCAGTTTATTATGCTCTGCGACGTTCCTACCTTAACGAAATTTGAGGAAGTCTACGGTATTGTTGCCCACGCCGACGATACGTTGGAGTGGAGAAGAGAGCGTGTCTTACTGCGAATCAATATGAGGCCACCATTTTCATGGTGGTTTTTAATTCGCAAATTAGACGACCTTTTCGGGAAAGGAAAGTACAAGGCTTCAGTAGATTTCGCTAATCAGGTTTTACTAGTTGAGTCTGGTGCAGAAACGAGCGGACTTTTCAGAGAGTCAGTTGTTTTTATCAACGCAATCAAACCAGCAAATATGGGCTATACGCATATCCCGACAGTAACAGAGCGTGTCAAATTGAAAGAACGGTTATTCAAGACCTCAGTAGATTTTGCTAGAGCAGGTTATGCAGTTGTAGGAGTGACACCTTTTGAGTATGAAGGGCCACAAGAGGAGGTTTTGTTCAATGATTAAAGAAACATTATTTACCTCGATTACTGATACTGTATTAGCTAAAATAAGCAAAGCTAGATTGAATAGCAATCAAATTGTTTCAATCCAAAAAAGACGAGATAGACAATTTGTTTTTGTTGAATTTTTAGTACCAGATTCAGTAAGAGAGGTCACGAAAGTGGAGTTGTTAGACGTATCAGACATTGTTCTATCTGCGATAGATGTATACGTTCCGATTGAAACAACGACACGATTCAAATATAGACTGGAGGTGCTAACAGATGGCTAAAATCTGGAGGTCAAGAGATATTATCGGCGCTGAAGATGCGCAACGATGGGAAAATAAAGCCGACGCAACCCACCGTCATAAGGTTTCAGACATCGAGGGTCTTGAAGCGATTATCGGCAACCAAACAACAAATAAAGCTAATCAAGCAGACCTTACTGCTCACATTCAAAACCAAAACAACCCACACAATGTCACTAAGCAACAAGTTGGTCTAGCAAATGTGACGAACGTAGAACAAGCTAGTAAGGCCGATTTTGACGCTCATTCAAGAGACACTACTAAGCACATTACTCAACAAGAGAGAACTTCTTGGAATAGTAAGGCAGATGGTCGTGCGTTGACAGACCACACAGGGAACCGCAACAACCCTCACGGTGTGACCAAGACACAGGTAGGTTTGGGGAATGTCACGAATGTGGAACAGGCTACTAAGCAGGAGTTCAACGCTCACGCTACTAATCGTAACAATCCGCACAATGTGACGAAATCTCAAATTGGTCTAGCAAATGTGACGAACGTAGAACAAGCAAGCAAGGCCGATTTTGACGCTCATTCAAGAGACACGACTAAACACATTACTCAACAAGAGAGAACTTTTTGGAATGGTAAGGCAGATGGTCGTGCGTTGACAGACCACACAGGGAACCGCAACAACCCTCACGGTGTTACAAAGGCACAGGTTGGTCTAGGTAACGTAGCCAACGTAGAACAAGCGAGTAAGAGTGAATTTAATTCTCATTCGCAAAATTCGACTATTCACGTATCAAGCGTGGATAAGAACAGATGGAATAACGCTCAATTAATCAAGCTGACAAATGACAATGGCAGTGCTAAAACTGCTACAGGAAATTGGGATAGCTATGTGGAATCAGGTATGTATACAGGAGCAGGTCTGACAAATTCACCCAAAGGCTCACGTTCTCCGCTCTATGTGACCGTAACAAAAATCGACGGTCAAAACGTCATGCAGCAAGCAGTAGATAACATGAATACATTTACTGCTGTTCGAACGAAAGTGAATGGCGCTTGGGGAAGTTGGCAGGTGTTGCCCAGGCTGGATATGAAAGTTATTCCAATTCAATTTATACCTGGTATCCTGCCTTCAAAATTAGCAACGGAAGAAATGAATAAGATTTATGTGATTGGGGATTGGGTTTCATTAATTGCAGTCGTTGATAAAGATTCAATTAACAAGTCGAAAACAACTATTGAATATAGTGTCAAAAGTTTATTTAAACTACCGAAGGAATATGCTTTTTCAAATAGAAATCCTTATAATATTCATAAAGTTGGTTATGAGTCCTTTGGAGAGGACCACATCTATGACTTTCTAGAATCGAACTTTAATGGTAAAGCGCGGTATGAAGAAGGAAAATATTATCGAAATCAGGAAATTGTAGGGTGTAGCGCTAGCTATCAGGAAGAAACCAGAGATTTAATTATCACAGGCAGTTGGTTAAAACCGAAATAAATTATAGAAAGAAGTAAATGACATGGAATTTTTAGTAGAAAACAAACTTTTTCGAGTTGACAAAACAGTAGTAACTATCCGCAAGGAACAACCTTTCACGTATTACACTCGTGAGCTTGATGGAGATCGTCAAGGCGATTCTGATGAAAAAATCATTCAAGCAGTCCTAGAGCAAGTTCGTGCAGAACTTGACCCAACGAGTGCAATCGTGCAAGCACAAGCGAAACTGCAAGAAACTCAGGCTAAACTTCAAGAGGCAGAACAAAAATTGGCTGAGACAGAGCAGAAAGCAACTCAAACAGAAGCGAAGCAGAATGATCTTGAAGCACTTGCAAACCGAATTAATAAAGTAGTGCGAGTGATGGCTCAAGATTCAATTATGGGCGAAAAAGTCTCTTACGGTACTACCTACAAAGAAATGGTTGAACTATTCCCTATTGCTGAAATTGGGAAGGTTTATGAGCCTGGTGCAATCTTTGCGGTTGAAGACCCAAGTCACGCTGAAATCAACGGAGAAGGTAAACGGATCCTGATTCAAACCAATCAGTCCTTTACTTATCAAGGAGAAACCCTTGCTCAACTCGAAGGAACACCTTACCAGAATGGCGTTCTAGCAACTTGGAAGTTTAATGCACCGAAAGCACCAAATGAGCCTACGACTGTCGCACCAGCAGCTGCAGTTTCTACAACAGCTACCGTGACTCCTACAGTAACAGAACCTTCTGCTACAACAGTTGCGCCTAACCAATAACGGGGGTAACTATGGACGTCTTACAACAGATAGAGCATTTCTTCATGAATGTGCTACCATCTGCTTCACCGATTATCATCGCTTGGCTTAGCTACAAATTGCCGAAAAAAGCCAAAGAAGAGACGGAGAAAATCGTCTCGGAACTAACCAATGTTAAGAAACAGATTGAAGATGTCCAGACTACCGCTAAAGATAGTAATTCCAAAATCGACGAAGTGCAAGAAAAATTAAAAATTCACGATGAGGCGCATCTAAACACTATGAAGTTGCGCCTTGACCGTGATATGCGACGAGCTATTAACAGAGGATATACCTCTCGAGATGAATTCTCCCTAGTGGAAAGCATGCATAAAAGCTACAAAACTCTAGGAGGCAATGGATACATAGACCGTTTATTCAGCGATTTTGAAAAATTGGATATCAAAGAAGGCATTTTAATAGATGATTAGAAAGGGGGCATGGAATGGGATGTAGTAATACGACTAATTTGGCTCAGGTTGACGGAGGCGTTCGTGTCAAGCAAGGAGATTTGTCCTCTACTTTCGGATTTGAATTGCAGGATGAAAATTTCCATGGTATTACTTCTCTTGAGGGACAAGAAGCTCTTATAACCCTAACAAAAGATAAATATTGTTGGAAGACAAAAGCACTCGTCAAGGATCAATCTGTTAGCTTTAATTTAGACAGCATTCTGCCAAACGGTAAATACCGTGTAGAAATTTCGGCTGGGGGATATATCTTTCCAAGCGATCGAAAAACTTACATTGAAATTGAAGCGTCGGATAAAGAATTGGTTCTTGAGGTGGTTCATACTCTCAAAGAGCTGGACATCGCTGAAGAAGTCAAAAGACAACTTAGCGAAGGTGGAGCGTGTCCGGAAATTCCAGACCTGCTCATGTACTATAACTTAGGAAAGGTGTAAAACATGGATACAAGTAAATTAATTGCATTCGCTCAGGCGTTGGGAGCGGATAACAAGATGATGAAGCAGTTAATCGATACAAAGATTGACAACGATACGTTAATGCAGGCTATCGAGCAAGCGAAAACAGCAGTGAAGAATGATATTCTGGGTGATGGAGTTCCTGAAAATCTCGACACGCTTAAAGAAATTGCTGAAAAAATCGCCAACTTGAGCGGAGATGTTGAGACTGCAGTCGTGCAAAAATTGGCTGACCTTGGCCATCGTATTGACGAGTTTGCCAATCTCGACTTGGTTGCAACCTATAACGCAGCGAAAGCGTGATTGCCATGAATAACCTTGAAAATCTAGCAACAGCTATTGGTACAGATATCAAGGATATCAAGACACGTTACGCAACTAAAGAAGAGCTTCATGAGGCAACTGAGATTGATTACTCACAGATCGTGACGCATGAAGAGTTAGAAGCTAAGCATTATCTCACGGCTCATCAGGATATTTCTCATCTAGCGACCAAAGCAGAGGTAGTCACGAAACTAGATAAGGTCGATTTTGATTTACTAAAACGTGACGTTATTACACGCAACGAGTTAGCAGAACGAAACTATCTAACAGAACACCAGTCGCTTGAAGAGTACGCTAAGAAATCGGAATTACCTATTCCATATGACGATTCTATAATCAAGCAACGATTGACTGTTTTAGAGGGGCGTACAGACAGTAGTACACCAACATATCGCATTGCTAAGGGAGATATCAACGGTGGTGGTGTCGGTGTTAACAGAATAATAACGCCAGATACACTCATGAACCCTGACGGCATTAAGGTAGGAGATATCATTGAAGATTACTGGAATGGCTCTACTGGTACGAATCAAGGTTTTTGGAAAGTAACTGCTGTTAGTGGAACTAGCATCTCTGTTCAAGGAATTGGCGAGAGAATATTGCCCACAAATTACAATGACAGTGAACTAAAACAAAGGATTTCAACGTTAGAGAGCCGTCCAAACTCAGGAAGTGGTGGTCTCGGTACTGAAGAGATAGCGACTTATAGCAATACAGTCATCTATATTCCTAACGGAAATATCGTATACAACAAGAGCTTAAAGAAATTATCTTTCCCAAAATGCAATGTAAAAGTTGGAAAGTCCAGTTATTGGTGTGAGGCTCAAGAGGTTCCTATTAACGGCACCGCAGGATTTATCGTGTTTAATAAGGCTCAAAAACGAATTGTTGGAGGCGATGTGAACACGACTAATGATGTATTGCTTGGCTATTACGACAATAATGTTGGTAATTATTACATCAATACTTTTAGTAAAACGACAAAAACCAAGAAGATCGCTTGTCTGGGGGATTCGATTACTGAAGGCGTCAATGCAGGAGGCTGGCAATGGCACCGATACATTGACAGCTGGTGCAAAAACAACGGCATCAATAGTATTGTCACGAATTTGGGTATTGGCGGAACATCCGTCTGTACTTCAAGTTATGTGACAGATAGATTGAAGCCGTTTGTCAATAGACTCGATACAATACCAGCTGATGCGGATATTGTAGTTATCTTTGGCGGAACGAACGACTGGGGTAATAATGCAACTTTAGGAAATGTTACTGATACCGGAACGAGTTCGTTCTATGGAGCATACAAGTACATTCTTGAATGGCTTGCTGTCAATCGTCCTAATGCGAAAGTGATGACAATGACACCTCTGAAACGATATTTTAGAGGTGGTGGGACAACGTGGGTTAATGCTCAGACAACACCAAATAATAAAGGAAACTTGTTACAAGACTATGTTCGAGCGGTAAAAGAAGTATCTGAAATGTACGCTATCCCTTGTGTTGATCTGCATAATGAGTCAGGTTTAAATCCTGTCTTAGAGAGTGTCAGAAATCGTTTTATTGGAGACGGTCTACATCCTACTGCAGAAGGAAATAAGAAGATGTATCCGGTCATTTTGGACAAGATGCGACCGTTTTTGGAATATGATTAATAGAAAGGAAAAACATATGATTAACTGGAAACTACGATTACAAAATAAATACTTTTGGCTGACTGCAATCCCAGCCTTTTTGCTTGTCTTGCAAGCTGGTGCAGCAGTCTTTGGATATCATCTTGATTTGGGTGATATCGGCAACAAGCTGATTTTGCTTGTTAATGCAGTCTTCGTGTTCTTGACTGCTATCGGTTTGGTCAATGACCCAACGACTAGCGGAATCACAGACAGCACACGAGCGCTAGAATACAAGAAACCAAGTGAGGAGTAGACATGTCTAAAAAACAGGAAATGATTCAATTCTTCATCGACAAGGCCAACGCAGGCGATGGAGTGGATAATGATGGAGCTTATGGCTTTCAGTGCGCTGACGTGCCTTGTTACGGGCTTCGTCATTGGTACGGTGTGACCCTTTGGGGCAACGCTTATGACTTGCTTGAATCAGCACGTTCACAAGGCTTGAAAGTCGTGTATGATGCTGACTATCCAAAGGCTGGTTGGTTCTTCGTGAAAAGCTATGTAGCTAGCGACGGCGTCAATTACGGGCATACTGGCCTTGTCTATGAAGACTCAGACGGATATACTATCAAGACAATTGAGCAGAATATCGATGGCAACTGGGACTACCTTGAAGTAGGTGGACCTTGTCGCTACAACGAGCGTTCTGTCGATGAAATCGTTGGGTATATCGTACCGCCTGAAGAAGTCGAAACTGGTTGGCAACAAAACCGATATGGCTGGTGGTGGGTTCGTGAAGACGGCTCATACCCAACTGAGAAATGGGAGAAAATCAACGATGTTTGGTACTATTTCGATGAAAAAGGCTTCATGAAACGCAGTGCCTGGTTGAACTACAAGGACGCTTGGTACTGGTTCACGGATTCAGGATCTATGGCCACTGGCTGGGCTCGTATCAACAATGCTTGGTATTACTTCGATGAAGAAGGCAAGATGGTCACTGGTTGGATTAAGCATAAGCAGACTTGGTACTACCTTGACCATAAGAACGGCAACATGGTATCTAACTCATTTGTCCAATCAGCAGACGGAACAGGCTGGTACTACCTCAAACCAGACGGAACGATGGCAAACAAGCCAGAGTTCACAGTAGAGCCAGAAGGGCTCATTACTACAAAATAATTTTTAAAAAATAAAATGAAAGGAAAACTTTTCTAAAATGTTTATCTACCGCAGGCTCAGGCTTGCGGTTTTTTTATTTGCTTAAAAATGGATTTAAAATCCAAGAAATATAAATCGAATAAACGCATTTCAAATCCGTAAAATCATCTGCTTATGAGAGTAGTGGTTTTGTTAAAAATAAAAACAGTGAAATTACTCACTGATCCTTTTGGAAACTATTAGAATTAAATTGCAACCTTCTCAACTATACGGGCAAATATGAAAATGAATACGAAGATGAATACGATTTAAAAAAATGATAGGAATTAACGGGAATGATTTTACAGAAAAATAAGCCAAAAACTCAACTATTGAAAAGCGATGATAACTATTTGTAAACACAAATTCTTTATACCATAGTTCGTGACAGTTCCGGCTTTTTTTGATAAAATCATACAGTATGCCCTTGGGCACAAAGTATGAACTGGGACTGTCTTTCCCAGCTTCGGAGGTAAAAA